AATTCCATACACTGTTTGCTCACTCGTTGTTGGAGTAAGATCGTAAATCATATTTTTAAAACTTGTTGCCATAATTAATCCTTAATCTGTTGCAATAGTATACCACACATCTCTATAACCGAAAGCATAACCACCATCTCCAAAATAAACAAATGTTCTAGCACCATTGCCAGCTCCCCCGAACCTATCTAAAAGTACGTATCCAGTACCATAACCATAACCATCTATTTTAATTTGATAGCCGTCTGAATCAAATCCTGCGCTAACTTTTAGATCATATCCATTTATAACTATTCCCACTTTTGTACCTATTGGCGGTTCTACAGGCAAAAGAGCTTCTGGTGTAACAGGGGCAAATTCAGGAGGCCCTGAACTAAAATAACCATTTGTAACAAGATACCCTCTATTTGGATCTAATTGAATGGGCTGCGGAGTTGCATATCCATATCCGCTGAACGCAAGAAAATCATTAACATCTATCCTGCTGTAAGGAAGTCCTCCTCCTCCTCCACCACCAACTTCAGCTGTAGCAGGGCCTGAAGGTTTTGCAGGTGCATTACCTAGAAAGTAAGATAGCTGTTCTATCTCATTAAAAGTTTCTCCTTGAGGTTTATATTGAGCGTTTAATTGTTGAATTACATTATTAATTGCTCTTACAATTTGTCTTTGATTACCAGCATCGTATTCTTCTGTAGGATCGGGAACTCTAATTGTAATAGCCATTATCTTCTACCGTCCGGTTGTATATCAATTCTAAGTGTACCATATCTCCAATTTTCACCATCTTCTGCACCAGGGTTTTCAATTTTTATACTTAAAAATCTACCTCTTGCTCTTGTATCTTTTTTCTCTGTTGTAGATGTAACATCAAAAGAACTATAGGTTGACGCTGTTCCAGTATCTGATGGATATCTTTTTAATGTTAATGTAACTTTAGCTGTTCCATCTAAAATTTTAAAGTCAGGTATAAATCTTCTCATAGATAAAAATACTTCTCCATCACCTATCTGTGGATTTGATATATCAAAATCAAATGATTCAATATTAGATGTAATTCTAGTTATACTACCGTTTAAGTTTTCTTGATCTACACCTACCTCATGATTGTATAAAATAGTTTTACCATATCCGTTTGGTGCTGCAGGCTCACCTATAACCTCTGGAAAGTCTCCATTTGTAGTGTTGTCAAAATCTGTTGCAAACGGTTTACTAAATACATTTGAATCGGCCCAAGAAGTTCTCGGTGTATTCCCTGTATACCAAACACCTTCTGCAAAATTAAATATTACATATCTATCATTATAATCAGCTGATGAAGATGGATAGTCCCATCTAACTTCTGTATATAAATTATTTACACCTGCATAGATTTGTTGACTTTGAGTTGTGTCAATATCATCATAGACATAATCTTCTACAGAACAATCAATAGTTTTAACTGATCCATCATATTTAAAAAATCCTTTATCACTTAACCAATAAGCAACCCCATCAACTTCTACAACTGCATTCTGTCCAATCAAGCCACAGTTAGTACCTACTTGTTCAAAACCAAATACGAATGGACTACCTATGTGTCTCATTAAATATAGAGCGTTATCTGTCCAAATAAGAATTGCTTCTTTTGATTTAATAGCACCTACTATTTTTGTACCGTCTTGAATTCTTTGTGAACCGGCAGAGTTACCTGCTGTAATATCATATGTGTTTATTTCTTCTTGTGAAGAAAATCTTACAAACATATCATCTTGTGTCGATGGAATACCAACAGTTGTTTCTGTACCCATATGAATTAAGTGTCTCGTAGTTGGTGACACCATAGTAATTCTAGTATTTGTTGGGTTTAAATCTGTTTCAAAACCTGTTGTTAATATAGACGCTCGCTGCCCGAGTGGGTTACCAGCGGCGGGGTTCCATGTAAATGTTTTACCATTTAAAACAGTTGCAACTAATACTTGACCAAAGTTTGATAGTGACCATAAACCAGGAGGAGTATTGACACCGTTTGTAGATGCATCTTCACCCCAATTATTAGATCCACCCCAAACTCCTGTACCCCAACCAAAAGTAAATTTTTGTATTTGATTACCAATAGTTTCTAATGGAATAATAGAACAAGAACCACCTGGACCTGCATTTCCTGTAGCGTTTGCAACTGGTGTAACGGTAAGTTCTGTGTCTGATACAATTGTTTTTACTTCATATAATTTATCTTCAAAATCAGAATCTGCATAACCTGTACCAACAGGTAAGGTTACATTTTCAAATTCTATTATATCTCCTGCAGATATATTATTAATAGATGTTGTTGTGATTGTTACAACATTAGAACCTGAAACAGTTGTGAAAGTACTGTTTTTAAATTCATCAATTGTAGCTGGAAAACCACTACTTCTATATGGTGTGATATCGTAAAAATTATCTTCGTAGTAAATTAATAAAAATTTATCAGTTCCAATTGCTAAATATTTATTACCATCATTACCTCTAAATGGATGTAGTCTTCTTGATACAGAAGAAATACTTTCTCCACCTTCTGCTTTCCAACCACCTACTTTTTCTGGTAATGAGTATCTAAATCTAACGTTGTCACCACCTATATAACGTGCGACCGCTCCAACCTCAGAGTTTTGTTTATCGAAACCTGGTTTGATTTGCCATTTGCTAAGAGGCATTTTTACCTCCTATATATCATCTTTGTAGGTCCATCCTACAGTTGCATTTACATAAACTAAAGTAAAATTTTCATTGTCTGTTGAAACAGTTAAATCTCCTGGAGCACCTGCAATATTTTCAGCTCCGGGAGCAACAGTTAAAGCATTAATGCTGTAGTTTTGTCCACCATCAATAAAACTTACTTCTGAACCAATAGAAGGACCTGTTGGTAATGTGATAGTTAAAACACCACCTGATGTGTCACAAATAATTTGATCTCCATCTACAGCTGTATAAGAAGTAGTTGTTGACTTATAACCTTTGTTTATCATTCCTTGATTTACATTAGTTCCGTCAGAGTAAAGTAAAGCTTTCGCACCTGTTGCTAAAGTAACTCCAGTTCCTGAAAAAGTTTTAACAGTTAAAGTGTAATGTGATGCTGATCTATCTGTTGCATCTTCTACAACAAAAACTCTTTCTGATGAGTCAGGCATAGTTACAACTCTATTTCCTGTTAATGTTCCAGTTAATTTAAAGTATAAATTTTTACCGTTTGAAGTAGCACCATCTGTTAATACTAAATTAACGTCAGCTGCGCCTACAGCTAAGCTTAAATATCCACTCGCTGCTTGCTCCAAGATTTGTAGATTCGTGTTTGTAATATTACCCCATAGACCAGATTTTTCACCGGTAACCATAAGTTCTAATTTTATATCATTTGAATAACTTGATGCCATATTTTATCCTATTCTCCAGGAGAAGGAGAGTTGATAGCTGTTCTAATTGTACCATCCATATACTCGTCTCTTCTTCTTCTACCTTGTTGTTCTATACCATATGTAGCCATACTTCTACCATAAGATTGTTCGTATAATTGTAATAAATCTGTTGGTCCTTTTAAATAACCGTAAGTTTCAGCTAAACATGCATACAATATTAAATCTGGGTAGTTTGTAGATACATAAGTTGTAGTCGCGTCACTAGCTGTAATTGTGTCTGGTTGCTTGACATATGCAACGTGGCACACGTAAGCAGCATCGGGCGTCGGGGCTAAAAAAATAGTAGATGCATTTCTGTTAGCATAGTATTTTGGAATATTATTAGGTGCAGCTGCCGCTGTACCAGGTGTATTGTAATACTCTTCCATGAAAGAAGTATCTCTAAGTTCTAAATTTTTTCTAACAGCTGGTGTTTCATTTGTATCATTAATGTAAATATATCTTATAAATCTTGTATTAGCTGGTGCAGCAACTTCTCTATTACCTGGAGTCAAAGTAATTGTATCATAGAAACGAGCGTCATCTGTATCTGTTTCTCTAAATATTCTAGCTTCAGCATTTTTTACAATAGTTGTAAGAACAGCATTATTTAATACTGTATCATCTACTTCTGTGTAACTTCTAATGTCTGATTTTAATTCTCCAAAATTCATAATTATGCCTTAAATACTATAGGTCCAGCTGAACACTGTAAACCTCCTCCATTTTCCCTTGTATTAACATTTTGAAACGTAGTAAAGAAAAAACTATTCTCAACTGTAATGGTTGATGGTTGACCAGGATTGGGAATAGTTGATGAAATCATTGTTATATT